TCCCAAGAATTCTTTTGCCAAAGTATATTTACTTTGTTTGGGTCAATTGGAACTTTACCTGGTATAGATGTACAGATTTGTACTTGATCTAATAATTCTTTTGAAACATGTTTATACAACATTTCCATTTGTAACTCTGTTGCACCTCTAGGTTTCATATTTCTAGCCCTGATGAAAATTCATTATTAAGTTTACCTTTAATAAAGGTGTTAAAAGATAGTGACACTCTTGTTTCATTGCTTTGGTTTATATCAACTTTATGTTCAAGATGCGAGTAAAAAATTAACAAGTCACCGTTTTTTACTTTAATTCTGGCATAATCAGCATTAAAATGATTTGTTTCTGTATTTTCTATATTAAACAAGTTATTAAAAGGTGTTAAAAAAGTAATTTCACCTTGATCTCCAACATTTAAATAAAAAACACCAGATAAAAAACTATTTGAATGGGTGTGCCTTTGATGAAAATTTCCTTTATTATTAAAATTTAACCAAGACTTTGTAATATAACATTTAAAATCATATTTAGGTTTTATAAAAGACTTAACAAAAAAATCTATTTTTTCTTGAACAAAATTATTTAAATTTTTAAATTCATTATACTTTAATATTTTATTATCGACACCAGTGTAGTTAAAGTCATTTTTTCGTACATTTAAACTTTTATCCTGTAATAATTTTTTTTCTTCATTGTTTAATTTTCTTTGGATATTTGTTTTGTACACCAACGATGGGAATAAAGTAATTAATGTGTCTTGTTTCATTTGTATACAATATCCCCTATTATTAATTTATCAAGTTCAGAATTATTTAGTAAATTAAGTGCGTCTTCTGGTTTACCCGCAATGGGTTTACCATTATCATTTAAAGATGTATTCAACAACATAGGTATTCCCGTTAACTTTTTAAATTCTTTTATTAAAGAATAAAACATAGTTTTATTTTGATTTACTGTTTGTATTCTACTTGTATTATCAATATGTGAAATAGGTTTAAAAATTTTATCTTTAAATTTAACACTAAATTTCATAAACTCACTTTTACCCTTCCAATCAAAGTAATCCTTTGTATCTTCTTCTAAAATAGATGCAGCAAAAGGCCTAAACACTTCTCTGTGTTTCACTTTTTTATTAAGTATATCTTTACCATTTTTTACTTCAGGACTCATTAAGATACTTCTATTACCTAAAGCTCTTGGCCCTATTTCTCCATGACCTTGATACCAGCCAATAATTTTTCCTTGAGCTAAATCTTCAGCAGTTTTTTTAATTAAATCTTTATTAGGTTTATTTAAAGGAGCAACATCAGATTGCCAAAAAGGAAAATTATCTTTACTAAATTTTGGTTGTTCAAAATATTTTCTTAAAAACTCAACACACCCTAAGCTTAAACCTTCATCAGCACAGTGAGGTGGAATAACAATATTAGGAAAATTTTTTCTTAACTGTGTATTTACGCAAACATTATGTGCTACACCCCCAGAATATGTAATTGTTTCATTTGAATTTGCATATTTTTTAAAAAAATCAGGTAATTTATTTTCAACATATTCATGAACTGTTCTTAAAACATTTATTAAATTTAAACTTAATACACCATTGTTTTGATATTTATCTAGAAAATGATCTAAAAAAAATATCGTACGACTATCCTCATAATTAATATTATGAATTAATTTATAAACGTCTTTGTCAATTTGACCGAATGATTTAAGTGCCATTAGTTTTCCTGCAAGGTCATCCGGATGACCTTCTATTTTTAAATCCCTGCCTATATCTCCAAGCCATGAACCAAAAGACACAACTTCTTTGGTTGTAAAGTTTTTAATAGGTTTTTCTTTTTTAAACACACTTACACTCCTGAAATAATCACCAAAACCATCTAAAACAAAATCAGTAGTGTTATTCTCCGCAAGCATCCAACAGGAAAGCACATGAGCCAAATGATGATCAATAACAAATACTGGACATTTTAAATTTGTAAAAGGTTTTAAGTTAATATCTACCGTTTGATATAATTTTGATTTATCTCTTTTTATAAAAGGGTGTAGATGTGTATCCAAAACAATTGCTACTGCATCTAAATCTTCCAGTTTAAAATTTAAATAAAAAGAAGAAAAAACCCAGTCATATAAATTATTATAACCAAAATGTTTTATTTGATTATGTCTTTCAGGTTTAAAATATTTAACATTGAAACCGTCTGTATAAGTTATATTTGAATCATGTTCATCTAATCTTAAACCTAAAAATTTCATAAAATATTAATATTTCCACTTATTGTAATTGAATCGTTTGCATCTGTTACATAGTGTTTTAAAAAAGAAGGAAAAAAAACCATATCGTTTTGTTTTACAGTTGGTGTAAAAGTAGGTGTTATAAACTTATCTAAATTTTTTTCTCTTAATAAATCATAAGCAGGATTTACAAAAACAGTTTGTGGTTTGTTTAATTTTTCATAGATAATAAAACAAAAATGACAACCTGCATGAAAATGTACATCCTGAAAACCATTTTTATCATACAAATTTCTCCAAATATTACTTAAAATAATTTTTTCTATTTCAAAACCTTCAAGAAAAGATTTAAAGATATTTAATAAATATTTCACACTTTTAGGATCTAGTTTGTTGTTTTCTGTTACTGTGCCATTAAAAGAAGATTTAGTTTTAGATAAAAAATGATCTTCGTATAATTTGCAATTAAATTTAACTTTACTAATGTCTATTTGCCTTAACCAAAAAGGATAAGGAAATATATAATATTTCATTATTTTTTTGTCCTAGCATCCATAGAAACTTTAGTAACTTTTATTTCAAGATCCTGTCTAAAATCCTCTGCAGTAGTATCTGTATTTGGATTTGCAACATCTGCATCAAATTCAGCTTTGTCAGCATAAATTTTACCTGTCTTTTTGTGCTTTATAATTTCTTTAGCTACAGCAGGTATTTTTGGTAAGTCATTTTTCATTTTATTATCCTTTATTAAAATACTATATTTTTATTATTATCCCAATTCTTCATGGTTTGTAGATTAAATGCAATAGCATATTTTGTTTCATCTTTCAATCGTTCAGTTTCGTGATTTAGTATACCACTCCAGATTAAAAAAGTTCCTTTTTTAGTTTCTATATTTACATCTAAATCTGGAAAGTATAATGGAGTGTTACTATCTGTTAAATAAAATATACCCGAACCCCACAAAGGTTCATGGTTGTGTCTTGAAGTGTGCCCACCGTTCTCCACTTTAATACCCCAGCTGTCTACTATTTGTACTTTTTGTCCAACTTTTAAAACTCTTTGTGACTCTAAAATTATTTCATGAAATTTAGGATCTTCATTAAATAGTTTCCAATCTGTCATTTCTCCTTTTACATATGTAGCATAAGAATTTTTATTAGATAAATTATTATCTATTTTATTTATAAAATAATTAATATCAATATTATTTAACTGACATTCATATAACCAAACAAATATGGGAACTTTTTTTTCAATTATTTTTTTTATGGACATTATCCTTTTCCTTGACCTTTGTAGCGTTTTAATCTTTTTTGACGCTTCTCACTTTTCGATAATGATTTCTTATGCTTTCGAGGACCTCTCTTTTTAGGTTTATCTCTAGTTACAAAGTCTTTAAATTTTCTAGCCATTTGTTTTTACTAACTCTACATTAAAAGAAACAGAAATTCTAGCTCTTTCATTATTATTTGGTAAAACACCATGTATTAAATGAGATGGAAATAGTATTATTTGATTTTTTAAAGGTTGTATTTTATAAATTAAATTAAAACTAAGCTCATTGTTTGCAAACATATCATTATTAATCATCATACTGCCAGATTTATCAGTTCTAGTAAAAACTAATTCACCACTGTTTTCTGGTACTTCCACATAATAAATACCAGAAAAATTAGATTGTCCATGCACATGATCCACATTTATACAATTCTTGTAATTCTCATTAATCCAAATGCTTTGCATTCTAATTTTATAATTTTCATTTACTCTAAAAAAATTATAAATTAATCTACCAGCTTTTGTTAAAAAAATTTTTCTTAACGTTTCATCAAAAATATTTTTTGTTTGATAACCACCATTTACGTTAGATATTTGAACACCTTTATTTTTGTTTTTTTCTTCTTTTAAAATTTTTTTTACTTTTTTATCAATTTCAGAATTGATTAAAGAGTCAACTATAATACTTTCTTTAAAAATATCTATTTTAGCCATTTTCCTGCGATCTATCTATTAATGCATAACTTACAGCACCTGTAATCTCGTTAGCTGTAGCTGCTTGCATTTCAAGAACATCACTTGCTTCTAGGTTTAGTGATTCTTTAATTAAATTGTCGGTAGATTTGTTTAAAGAAACATGCCCTATTTGAACACGAGAAGCTCCTGATTTTGTTATGAATAAATCTGTATCTATACCACTTGCAGTATCGTGAACTGCTTGTACATTTTTAATAATAATAGTCGCATCTGCAGGACAGGTTAAAACTGTTGTGATGTTAGTCGTAGTTAAATCAAATGTTTCGCTTTTGTATCTAATTGTCATGACATAAAATAATTAAAGGTGTTTTGTTCATTTTTAATTTCTTGTTGATAAGACGTGTTTAACTTATCTTTAAGAGTTTGTAAAGATTGTGAAACTTGTCTTTGGTTATCCTCTGTGTATTCAGGAGTCGGCTCTGGAATAACTATATCTACTCTTGCCATTATCTCATTCCATCAGCTTGTATATCTGCTCTAAAAGTACCATATCTCCAACTTTCATCTGTAGAGGTGTTAGCTATTTTTAAACTAGCTGCTCTTCCTCTTGCTCTAGTATCCACCTTATCTGTGGCCGAAGTTATTGTAAAAGGACCAAGAGGTGAAGATGAAGAAGAATCTGTTGAATAATTTCTAAGATTTATTGTAACTTGCGCATTACCATTTAATAATTTAAAGTCTGGTATAAATCTTCTCATACTCATAAATACCTCACCATCTGTTATATCAAAATCCCCAGATTGAATAAATGCAGGTATTGCTGTTTTATTTCCAGCTGAGTCAACTTCATTATTACCAACTTCATGAGCATAATACGTTGATGCACCATTTTGGTTTGTCACTCCTTGAATAGTAGGAAATGTTGGTGTACCAGAAGAATTAAATTTAGTGGCATATGGATTGTCGTATAGCGTTGCATCAAACCAAGTGGTTCTTGAAAGTGATCCAGTCGTCCAAGTATTTTCTGTGTAGTTATAAGTTACAACTCTATCATTTAATGTTGAACCAGATTTAGGATAGAACCAACTTATTTCTTCATAAAGATGATTTAATCCAATGTATACTTGTTCTCCATTGCCATAACTAATTCCAAGATTATTTCCTTTATTTGTAAATACAAAATCTTCAACTAAACATGGTACAGATTTTACAGTACCGTCGTATACAAAAAAACCTCCTGCTTGACCCATCCACCAAACAGCTCCGTTAATATACTTAATAGCGTGTTGGCCAATAGCTCCACAATTACTTCCAACTTGTCTTATAGAAAAAGTAAATGGAGGACCTACAAACTGCATTACATAAGCTGAAGTATCAGTCAAAATTAAAATATAATCTTTACCTCTTACAGCTCCTACAATTTTTGTCCCTGAATCTATTCTAAATGTACCCGCAGTATTAACTGAAGTAGGTGTGTAATCATTTATATTTTCTTGATCAGAAAATCTTATAAACATTTTATCTTGAGTATTTGAAGTGCCGATTGTAGTTTCTGTTCCAAGTATTACTAAATGCCTATCTCTTTCGGAAACAATAGACATAACAGATTTAGTGGGTGCTCCACTAACGACAGTTGCTCTTGTAGTTAACGCAGCTGGTGCATTACTTATAGTATCCCACTCAAACGTTTTACCATCTTTTATTGTTGCAATTAATTTTGAACCAAAGTGATCTAAAGACCATGATGCAGATTCTAAAGTTACTCCACCAGTAATTGAAGCTGATCCCCATCCCAGATAAACTTCAACAGAAGCTCCACTTGCATGAGCTGATCTTGTGCCTGCCACATCTCTAGTAATTCCAGTTAAATCATTTGTAGAAATACCAGTATATGAAATAAATTCTGTTCCGACCTTTATTGTGCCTGTTGTTGGAAATCCAGTTGTAGATGAAAGAGTAATTGAGGTTCCTGATCCTCCAGTTCCCGCTGTATCATCTAGTAATAGTCCATTTAAAGTTGAGATAACTCCTGAAGATCCACCCCATCCAGAAGTACCATAACCAAAACCAGAAGTTTGATTTAAAGGACCGACTTTTACATAAGGGTTTATTGTTGCTGCTCCACTTGCTGCAACAGTTGT